ATTGAAGGTTAATTTATTCTGTTCGGTTAGGGACGCTATTGCGACAGCTTTTAATATTGGAGTTAGAATCTAATGGTTGTTTTCTCAGGAACAGTTGAATCAGACTTTTTAAAATTATTACCGTCTGATCTTGATGATAAAGAAAAGCTTATTGACTTTAGTGCTTCAGACTTTGAAACACTACGTCAAAACTTAGTTAATTACGTAAAAGCCACATTTCCATTAGACTATAACAACTTTGAAAGTTCAGACTTTGGTGTTTTACTTATTGAGATGATGGCCGCAGTGGGTCACATTCAGTCCAACAAGTCTGACTTTTTAGCAAATGAAAATTACATAGGCACTGCACGTAGTCGAGATAGTGTTAAAAGACTTTTAGAACTAATTGGGGTACGCATGAAAGGCCCAATTTCCGCCGCCGCAAATGCATCTTTAACCTACCAAACTAATACAGTCGATAGCCCGTCATCTCTAACGGTCTCGGCATCTAACAGAGCGATTACAATTAATTCACCCGAAGATGGTGCCCCAATATCATACACCCTCTATAAGGTAAATAACAACGGAACTGTAGACCTCACTGATCCTTCAGAGGATTTGGAGTTTGGTGTAACTGCAACTGACAGCGGAGTTGTTTCAGTTACTAATGCCGTTCTTCTTGAGGGAGCCTTGGTTGTTGAGGCTGGAACCTTTACTTCTCCTTCTCAGATAAAAGCTGTAAATTTATCTAGATTTCCTTATGTCGAAAAGAGTGCTCAAGTTTATATCACAGGTAAGTCTGAGACTGAGGGTATTTACAATGAAGAAGAGAACATTTACTTTGCATCAGGTGCGACTGATAAAGTTTTTCAAATTACCACTGATGAAATCTTCAAAGCATCCGTTCTTTTTGGAGATGACAGTATCGGAAGATCTCCTGCCTTAGGAGATAGGTATGTCATTACTTATCGTGTGGGTGGGGGCACTCGGGGTAACTTAGCAGAAGGAGTGATAAACGCTCAAATAGAGGGCACTTCTTTCTCCAGCACTGACAGCGAGACTGTCACTCTAACGGTTGAAAACACTAGTCTTGCTACGGGTGGCAGAGATGCTGAGTCAGTAGCTCAGGCTAAGAGGTACGCTCCTTTATTATTTAGAACACAGGACAGATTAGTAACTCTGCCAGACTTTAAGGCTTTTGCTAATGCTTTTGCTTCAAACTATGGTTCAACTGGTAAAGCCACCGCAACTGTTCGAAGAGCTTTTTCCTCTGCAAATATTATTGATTTGTTTGTCTTAGAAAGAGCCTCAGACACACAGTTAAGAAGAGCAACTCAGGAATATAAGCGTCAGCTTTTAGAGGCCATCCAGCCTAAGAAAATGATAACTGACGAGGTTGTTGTTGTTGATGGGCTAATAAGAACTTTTGATATCGATATCACTTTAAATGTTGAAGAGAAATTTAGAAGAAATGAAAGCATAATTATTCAGTCAGCTAAGGCTTCTATTTTAGATTATATGAACTTTAATAACACCGACTTTGGTGAATCTTTTGTTCCTCAGGATCTAATTAGAGTTCTCCTGAAGAATGAAACAAACATCAGGTTCGCTGAAGTTACCAATGTGAAGTCTCCAATCAGAGTTGGCTTCAATGAAATCATTCAGTTAAATAACTTAGCTATTAAGGTAGAGTACATCTAATGTCAGGTAAAACTTACTTAAGAAATCAGAAATTCTTTCAAAGAAATTATTCTGAGGCCATAAAGTTTATTCTACCGGAATACCTATATGATGATGATGTTTCGGGAACTCCTAAATCTGATGATCTTGTTGATACAATAATTAATAGCCATATTGATATTGCTGATAACTTCTCTTCAGTATTAAATGTGAGTGCAGTTGAAAATTCTGTCTTTAGTGGTATTAACACACTCAATGGTATTGCACCTTATTTTGTAAAACAAAATAATCTAACAAATATTACCACTCAAAATTTTGAGGACAATGTATTATCTTTTTTTAATACTAAATTAAAAGATTTTAAAACACAAGGAGATTTTTCGAGTTACGTAGAGAGTACACTACTGCCAGCAATAAACCTTAATAAACCTGACGAATCAATATTTTCTACGATAGGAGACTCATCTTCTATTCATAATTATTTGATTTCAAATTTATCTTGGATGTATTTTCTTAATACATCAGGACCTTCTTTTGATCCATCTTCATACGTTAAAGACTTGTTGGTGAGTGGCATTTATGAAGGGAAGCCATTCAGGACTAAAGATGGGATCAATGGTCTTTCAGAGTATGTTTGGCGTAATGCATCTTCGGCATATTACCCATCTGAGATTTTTGATGCAGGATTTAGATCTGATCTCAGCGGAACTCAACAATTAGACAAACTTAAAACCTGGAATGATGTCATATACTCAGAACTTTTTTCAGATTCTTCGGACTTTAGAGTTAGAGATAAGTTTGAAACATACATAGAAAACACTTTAAAATCTGCCATTAAGATTGAAGATGGCCCTTTTGCTAGACTAATAAGAGCTTTATCATTCTTCGCTTTCGATATTAATAATGATACGGAGCAGATATCAACTTTATACGATATTGATGATTGCCCTGATGAGTATCTGCCTTTAGTTTCGCAGCTTATTGGCTGGGATCTTTTTGGCAACAACCCTGAGAGGTGGAGATTACAGCTTAGAAACGCAGTTTCAATTTACAAAGCAGTAGGAACCAAGAAAGCTATTCAGAGCACGGTAAATACAATATTCCCTAAAAACAGCTTTCCAATTGAAGGTAGGATATCTGAGCTTTGGGAATCCTATGTTCCTTTTCTTATTTACTATTCTTTAGCCACTGAATCAAACTTTTACAAAGACTTTAGCACCTGGACTCCTGATTTGGCGGCTAACATGAATGTTGAAAAATATTCATCATCTAGCATGGATGATAATATTAGATTATCCGTTGACAGAATTCTTTTGGAGGTTATTCGTCAGTTCCCAGACAATTTCCCAATAAACTCTTGGCTTACTGAATTCGATGGAACCTTCAAATATAGAGGAAGAGATTATTCAATACCTCCTTTTGAAGAATATCCATATTATGTTAACACGGAACTGGACGCTGCGATGGTGGGCTTTATAGCAGAACGACTGGTGGCGTTCGGTGTTAGACCAGAATTTGCTTTAGATGTGAGTTCTTATATAACAACAAATGCTTTGGACGTTGTGATAGATGTCCTTGAAGAAAGTCAACCTAAAACTGGAACTTGGTTGATATTTACCTCGGGTTACAACGCACCTCCAAATTTAGATAACCTGATTAGAAACATAAGTAGTAAGAACTTTGATTATGCTTCCTTATGGTCTGGTAAGTCATCTCACTTCAAAT